GGTACGTCCAAGGGCGACGCCTATTGCGCGAGATCGGCAGGCCAGATGAAGTCACACCCCAAGGCCGCGAAGAATCCTAACAGTCCGCTTCGTCTCTCACGAGCCAAGTGGAAGTGCTCCGGGACTAAGAGCCGGAAATGATGGAACAACTCACCAAGATCCTGTCCCTCGTGGACGCTGGTAAGGCCAAGCTGCTTGCGGCTCTCGCAGGGCTTGTCGCTCTTATCTGGGTATCCCGCAGGACGGCAGTTGAACAATACAAGGACGAAGCAAATGAAGACGCGGATAGACGCGCTCGCGCTGCTAACGACGCTGCTTCCGATGCTCTGCGTCTTTCTCCTGATCAGCGTCATCAGCGGATGCGAGATAAGGGTTGGTTCCGGGATTGAAGCAGCCTGTAGCCAGTGGGACTACATCTACCCGAGCAAGTACGACACGCTGGGTACGACCGATCAGGCCTTTCTCAACAACGTGAAGAGAGAGGCGTTCTGCGATGGCACGTAACTACAAGAAGGAATACCGCACGTATCACGGCAAGCCTTCACAAATCAAACGTCGATCCTCCCGGAACAAAGCTCGTCGCCTCATGATCAAGAAGCGTGGCAAGAGAGCTGTGAAGGGTAAGGACATCGACCATCGGGATCGTAACCCGAACAACAACGCCTTGAGCAACCTGCGGATCCGTAAGAAGTCCGCGAACCGCTCACGGAAATAGAGATTTCATCTCAGGGGTCACTGGTTTTCTAGGCCCCTCTCCGTTGCCGCTCTTTAGTGGAACGGCCCTGCTGACGAGCAGGAATACACCCCCAAGACTACAGTCACCGGAATGCTTGAAGCCCGATGCGTCGGACAACTTCGAGAGATACGCAGCTCAGTAGCGCGGGGATCGATCCTTTCAAATATGAATATCTCTAAAGGAAAAAGACAATGGCTCAGACTGGCACTCCTAGTCCAGCTCAGGTCGCCAACTTTCCTGCGTCCATCGACGGCTCCGCCAACGATAACGCATACGCAGGTTCCCGCGACCTTCTGCTCAAGCAGTTCTCGGGTGAGGTTCTTACCCACTTCGATGAAATGTTTGCCCTCAAGGACCGTATTCGCGTCCGCACCCTTAACGGTGGTAAGTCCGCTCAGTTCCCTCTTCTGGGACAGGCCGCTGCCGAACACTTTACGCCCGGCCAAGAGATCGTCGGCCAGCCCTTCGCTAGTAATGAAGTAACGCTGACCATCGATGACTTCATTGTGTCGTCCGTATTCTTGAACAACATTGATGAGATGCTTACTCACTTCGAGTTCCGTGGCGAATACTCGAAGCAAATGGCTCAGGCAATCGCCCTGACTTGTGAGCGCACCCTCTTCCAGATGGCTGTTCGCGATGCACGCCTCGGTGACCAGTACAACGCTGGCGTTGAGGTAGGCGTAGGTGCAATCACCACGGCTGCATCCGGCGCTGGCACTGGTAAGGTCGGCATGAACAACGCAATCACCAAGCGCCTCAACGGTGCTGGTACGGCTGCAAGCCTGATTGACGAAGCGTTCACCGCTGCCGCCTACTTCGATGAGAACAACCTGCCACTTGAAGGCCGTAGCCTCTACGTGTCTCCTCGCGTCTACTACGATCTCATCAACCAGACCACTGACAACCGCATCATCAACTCCGACTTCTCCGCTAACGGCGGCGACTTCGCGAACGCGGTTATCTACAAGATTGCTGGCTTCGATCTGGTGAAGACGAACCACCTCGCAATCAACGGTACGCTGAACACTAACACTGGCCCTGATGGCCGTACTCCTCTGAACGCGCCGACCAACGGCTTCGGTCAGGACTACGCTGTCGATGCCTCCGCAACCCTTGGTCTGTTCATGCACACCGAAGGTATGGGCATGGTCAAGCTGCAAGACCTCACCACTGAGTCTGAGTATTCGGTCGCCAAGCAGGGTTCGCTGCTAGTGTCGAAGCTCCTCATGGGTGCCGGAACCTTGCGCCCTTCGGCCTACTACGAGGTCAACAACCTCACCAACGGCTAATGACTCCCGGGGGGACTCCAAGTTGGGGTCCTCCCTTTTCCTATAAAGGCGGACAACATGCTCATTACACCATCGACTAAGATTGAGTCGGTAAACTCCATGCTCTCCGCTGTAGGAGAAGCACCGATCACCAACCTCGATGAAGATCTCGCTGAAGCGCAGATGGCCGTGAACATTCTGGACACGACTTCGCGTGAGGTGCAGTCCCGTGGTTGGTCATGGAACACAGACCGAAAGCGGAAGATGACGATTTCTTCTGCCGGTCAAATCTTGATCCCCGTGAACGCTATGAAGATCGACGCTGTAGACGGTAAGACCGGACAGCCTGACCGAACCAAGCGCTTCGTTATTCGGGATCGAAAGATCTACGACATGATTAACCGGACCTACGTGTTCACGGATGATCAGTACGTAGACCTCGTGTACGCGCTGGACTTCCATGAGCTTACGGAATCCAGTCGTCGCTTTATCACCCTCGATGCCACCAGCCGCTACATGGTCGATGTTCTCGGCGCAGATGCGGACCTTCAGCAGATCCAGATGCAAGCCCAGCGGGCGTGGATCCAGATGGAGTGGGAAGAGGACAAGACCAGCGATAACAACGTCCTGAAGGACCAGCCGCTGGCATCACTTATTTCCAACCGGATGTACTGATATGCAGATCACAGATCACGTACCGAACCTAGTCGGCGGGATCACCCAGCAGCCCCCGGAGACCCGGATCAAGACGGCTGTAGAGGAGATGGTCAACGCCTATCCATCCGCGATCCAAGGCCTAAACAAGCGCCGTGGTGCGCAGTTTGTGTCATCCCTGACCTCTACGGCCCTAGGGACCACCAGCTTCCATCACACAATCGACCGTGATGAGCTGGAGAAGTACATCGTCATCGTCAACTCAGATGGTACGGTCGAGGTCTATGACACCCAGACAGGCACGGCACAGTCAGTTACCTCAGACTTCCGTAGCGCCCCTTACTTAGCGGCGTCGGACCCCTCAGTCTCTATCCGGGCGGTGACCGCTGGTGACTATACGTTCATCGCGAACCGCACGAAGACTGTGGCGCTCGATGCTGGTACGGACAGCACAGCAACCGCAGTGACCCATGAACTTGGGTACAATCGGTTTGTACACACAAACCCCACGGTTCCTAACGGCTACGTCGATGCAGTCTATAAGGTTGGGCTGAAGATTAAGTACGACCGGACGCTTTCTAATGGTTCGGTTGAGACCTTTGAGGTCGATCCTATCGCCGAGCTTGAAGCCTCTCTCCCCTCACTGGATTACCACGGCTACAACAAGCGTACTGAGACCATCCCGTTTAGCTTTGATGCAAACTCCCTGACTGGTGAGTGGCCCTACCCAGAGTCAGGGACAACTTGGCAGGCTCCCTCCAGTCCATTTCAGGTGTACGCACGGCAGTATGAAGGGGATGGCTCGACCAACTACTTCATGAACGTGGACAACGCGATTGCTGACGATCCCGCGTATGCTCTAGTGGATACTGAGCAATCCAACAGTCAGCTCGATGCTGACTTCACGACGAAGTTCCAGCTCTACGGTACAGCTACAGTTTCCGACCAACCGCTCATTACGGACAGCGATAATCTCACCGTTGTATATCAAACCGCAGTAACCCCATCGACAGTAAGCGTCACAGCTTACAACTTTGGGACCGTAGAAGGTTACGCTGTCACTCTGGCGAAGAAGAACAGCAACGGCTCTTGGGCAACAGGCGCTCAAGTCAGTTACAACGACATGCTTGCAGCTCGCCTCCAGACCTTCAGTAAGTCCCTAACAGATGGTGATGGCATATCGTTCACCTTCTCGATCAGCTCTGCAACGGTAGACAACGAGGGCAAGCTCTCGGTCACCACGCAGATCAACGGGTCCGACACGGCGACGTACATTTCGTCAGCCACGGAGACCATCGGTAACCAGACGTTCCCGGCGCTGATCTACGGTGTCAACGAGAGCCGTGGTGACCCTGATCGCGAGCAGTCTGTGTTCTTCTCGGGCGATAGCACGAACAGTGCAAAAAGAAGTGTCACTCTAGGACACTCTCGAACATTGAACGATGGCAGCACTGAGATCTTCTACAAGAAGTACGAGTCAACAAGCACCGGGCAGAATCTCGCAGACCTCATATCAAACGCCACTTCCAACAATACACAAGGACCGATTTCGGCTACAGACGCTGACGGTAATGCGTTCACAGTTTCGTTTACAGAGACAACCTATGACGGTGCCAACGATGGCATCACCATTCGGGCAGACGCGCCATTCTTCATCACTGATGTTAAAGAATACGCATCTACAACTCAGACAACCCTCATTGAGGGTGCCAAGACTTACGCCTCCAGAACCGTGACAGACTTCGATGATCTCCCAGATCGCGGGTCTGCCAATGAGGTGGTGCGGATCTCTGGTCAGTCTGGGACACAAGAGGATGACTACTACGTCGAATGGGACGGCTCCCAGTGGGTTGAGTCCATTGGCTTTGGTGAGGCAGAGAACCTCGGCAACGAGACGATGCCTCAGGTTCTCATCCGTAACTCAGATGGCACTTGGACCCTGCGCCCCCATGATTGGCGTGGGCGAGAGGTGGGTGACCAACACAGCAACGAGACGCCTTCATTCGTGAACCAACAGATCAACGATCTCTTCGTGTTCCAAGGTCGCCTCGGTATCTGTGCGGGGGAGTCTATTGTCCTATCTGAGGTGGACTACTTCGAGCAGTTCTACCGCTCTACCTGTGTCCAACTTGAGGACGATAACCGGATCGACGTTCAGTTGAACTTCGGTCGCGTGCAGAAACCTCATGCTGCCCTAGCCGTACAGGACAACCTCATTCTGTTCTCAGACAAGGGACAGTTCCGGATGTACTCTGGATCTGGTGTGCTCACGCCCAAAACAGCAACCGTTATCCAGATCGGTGACTTCGAGACCTCTACGAAGGTTAAGCCACACGAGATCGGCAAGTCTGCCTTCTTCACCTCAGAAGTCGGCGGCTTCACGGTAGCTCGAGAGTTCTTCCTTGGTGCAGCAACGGATGACCGTCTGCTGTCCTCGGACCTGACGATCCAGTGTCCCCAGTATATCACTGGGAACGCTCGTTACATTCAAGCAAGCCGAGACCACAAGTCCATCTTCGTCCTGTCTCGCGATGACCCCACGTCCATCTACGTCTACAAGTTCGAGTATGACGGAGAGACGAAGGTCCAGAGCGCATGGTGTAAGTGGACGCTGGGTGTTGGCACTATTGAGTCCATCGGTTTGTTCCAGAACTACCTCTACATTGTCTCGAGCCTCGGGGCTGAGAGAGAACTGTCGAAGATCGATATCCGGGATCAGCAAGATGTACCGGGGACCGAGCTTCTACGGCTGGACCTACAGGTCGCCCCTACCACAGCAAACACGACGTACTATGCGCAGGGTGTCTCAGGGAACGAGGAAGTCTCAGAGACTCAGATCGCTATCCCCTTCGATGGTACAGACCTCGTTGAGTGCTGGGATCTCACAGACGGACACACGATCCCTATTGATCGGTTCACGTCCTCAGGCAACCTGATCCTCAAGGGTGACTACCAGACTCAGGTAGCCGCCGGAAAGGTGGTGGTCGGCATCCCGTACACGATGGATGTCAAGCTCTCGACGTTCTACCGCAGAGCGCCACGGAAACCTTCGGGTGAGATCGTGATCACGGATGGTCGCTTGACCGTCAACTACATCAACATCGCCTACTCTGATACGGTTGCATTTACGGTCGAAACATCGAGCCGTGGTCGAGCAACCAAGACCTACAACGCAGGTCCAAAGGTAGGCTTCGTGGACGTTAAGTACGGTGAGGTTCCTAAGACCTCTGGTCATCTCC